GTGTCAATTCACTTCTACCAATGCCTCTAACGGGTCTGGTAACCCTAATGTGTTCTCATATAGTGCCTGCGAACAGGACTACATGAAATGAGATTTTTAAAGATCTTTGCAACTGTCTCGATCGACTTTGTTGCTTTGTTAAGTTCTATTGTAGCATCAACTAGTTTATTGGTCAATGCTGGGTGTTGTATTTTGACAACGTTCATTGTACGTTATCTTGAATCCATTTCCAATATTCTTCTTCAGTCATTTTGTTCTCCTATAAAACAAAAAACCCCAGGGTTTTTAATCCTAGGGTCCTTTGAAGTTTGAGTATGTTGTTGAACTATACTCTGTCTCCTCGGACCCTGTTATTATCTGATTCACTGCCATTGTTCTCGATCGTAGACCACAAGGCGGGGCAGGTGCCTAGCCCTAGTGTCTGTAGATAATTTGAATAATGTGCGGAATGTTTCATCATTTGCTTATTGTATAGATTTATTTATGACTTGTCAACCTACATTGTAGGCCCATTGCCGTTCTTAAATCCTACCGAACCACCTTCTGCTTCGATACGTTTGATCACATCTTCAAACAAGATAGGTGTAAAGTCTGTAAGTTCCACACAAACGCAATGGTACCTTGGATCAATCTCCTTGCCGTACAACACAGCGCCAGTCTTGGCATCCACACCACGGGCTTTCTTAACACGACTGGCATGTAAGTGCCCGTGAATGTTAGTACCAAAACGGCCCAAACTAGCCTCATGCACAGGAATGTGACTCAAGATCATGCCATTCATCACATGGCATGCACGAAGTTCGCGGAAGTATTCACGATATTCATCATCACGGAAGATGTCGTGATTGCCACGGATCAACACCTTGTCACCATTCAACCGAGCCAAGGTCTTCAAAGCCTTGCGGTTGATAACAACATCACCCAAGTGGTAGACCTTGTCGTTAGGACGCACACGATCGTTCCAACGACGGATCATTTCTTCATCCATCTCGTCAGCATTGTCCCAGGGACGCAACTTCACTTCAGGATCGTCTGGGTGGGTAAAGCGACACACACCGGCATGGCCAAAATGCGTGTCGCTAACCAAAAATACTGCTGGCATGTGTTTCTCCTCTTCTAGTTAAACGTATATTATAGCAGAAGAATCCAAAATTGTCAACTGCTACTTTAGTATTAACTATTTAAGATTACAACTGCTGGTACTCTTCTTTGCCGCAACCACACTCTGGACAGTTATAGTATTTTGGCAAATCTTCAAACTTGCCATCTGTCTCTTCATTGTGGACATGTCCACATACAGTGCATACGTATTCCATGTCAACTCCTTATTGTGCTTCTTTGTGAGCAGCCAATGCTTTGGTGAAACGGTTGGCATGCGAACGTTCAGCCTTGGCCAAGGTTTCAAACCAATCAGCAATTTCATCCAAGCCTTCGTCACGGGCAGTTTTAGCCATGCCAGGATACATGTCGGTGTACTCATGCGTTTCGCCGTGAATTGCTGATTCTAATGCTTCAGCAGTGGTCTTGGCTGCCATGCCTGTGGCAGGATCTCCTGAACCACCATCAATTAAGTATTCCATGTGACCGTGTGCGTGTCCAGTTTCGCCTTCGGCTGTGCTCCGGAACAATGCTGAAATGTCATTGTCGCCGGCTACGTCGGCCATGTTTGCAAAATACAAATAACGGCGATTGGCCTGGCTTTCTCCGGCAAATGCCGCTTTCAAATTTTCTTCGGTAAGTGTACCTTTTACAGATTGTGTCATGTTTCCTCCTTGTTGACAACACTATTATATAGTATAGTCGTAGCCTAAGTCAATGGATTTTGCTATTGTAATTTTCTATGTTGACTATAGAAAAATTTAGTCTTTAAGGGCTAACACAATCCAACCTAGTCTGAACAAATCCTCTCGTATTTGATCAGTCACAGTACCCTCTGATACATGTCCCAGGTCTACCCAGTCCGCATCAGGCTCGCCTTGAATGCCCGAGCAGTACCACTCAACATAGTCGCCTCTTCACGCATGTCAGCAACAATACCCCCAGCATGACGCCAACTGCAACCCCATATTTTATTTTCAAGCCTGGGCCATACTTCATTTTTTTGAAAGTCATTGTTGCACAAGGCCGCATACAAGTTTTGAGCGTAGGTCTTGGTACTTTTGGCACTGTCGCAGATCCATTTGGTACTACGCAAATCCCATTCCAAGTTGTCTTTCTGCCATTCAGGGTTGGCCAAGTTCTTACGATCTTGGTTCCGCATGGATTCCAACACCTCAGCCAACTCATCACGAGAGTGTTGAAATGTGTGTCGTTGGGGACTAGAATTTACTTTAGTCATGTTGACCCTATTTAGCGTCAAGCCTGTATCCAGTTGACCCTGTCTCTTAATTCGATGCTTTCGGCACCGTCGTGTTCATTCACACGAAAGAAAGAGCCTTCAGGAATCCACTCTATTTTCAGTCCCACTATGCCACCATCATAGATGTCGGGGTACCGGAGAGTGACATATACTTCGAGTTCTTCAGATTGGTCTTTTTCTACGAATTCAACAATAGCAGGATCAAACAAGATTTCAGGATATTTGCGATTCCAAGTTGACCAGCCTGCACCATACTCGGGCGAATAAATTACTGCTACACAACCCTTACGAATCAACTTGTTCACTTCAAGTCGCCCTTGAGGGTGTGCCAAACAACAGGATCACAGTTGAGATAGATGCGATATTTCACATTGTTGCGCCAACGTGTGAACTGATTGACTCGGCGTTCTACCCAGTTGAACATTGAGTCACGAAACCAAAAAGGATTCAGTATGGCCGCAATCATGGCCACAGCCAAGGGTGGCATGCATACTACCACAGTGATCCAGTGGAACGCCATGGCACGATAGAACCGACCACCCTCAGTTGTAAGTGTAATTTCTTTGTTCATCGCTGTACCTTTTGGCATTCAAACACACCAGGAAACATCTTGTTCTCTCGTACTAACTTATCCATGTATACAATCATGGAAGTCTTGGTCTTTTCACAATCCTCTAGTTCTCTAAACTGACTCATGCGTTCTATGTGAAAGCCCGGAATTCCGGCCTTGGTCACAATCAAAAATGTAAATATTAGTTCGTACATTATTCAACCTCAAAGTGTTTTCTAAGATGCTTTGCAACGGTGTAGCCTTGCCCTAGTGTAAGTCCATCAAACCTATATGCAGTATCAGCACAGTCCTTAATTAGCAGTCGAGCAAAGTGGGTCGTGAACTTTTTCAAGTCCTCATAAGTCATAGTGGTCCAGGTTTCTCTGAACTTTTCGTCCAGCGTTTGCCCCATCAATTCTTTGACCCGCTTTTGCATAGTTAGTCCATTAAACTGTAGAGTCGATCTTCCCAATAAAATTCATAACTTTGGCACTGTTCAGCAACCTTGCCCACAAGGCTGGCACGTTGAAGGTATGTGCGAGACGTTTTGGCTTCTTGTAGTTTGGCAATCAGCGCATCAATGTCTGCGTTCATACGCTCGTCAATTGGTGATAGTCTCATACGATTTCCTTAATCTAAACGGCTACCAGCGTAGGCAGTGAAGCCGTATTTCTTGAACACATCAGCCGCCGCTTGGGCACCTGCTTCTAGAGTGTCTACGTTTTGTACATACATTTCTGCTGGATTCCAAATTTGGAAAGCACCTGTGTGGCTCTTGCTAACACCTGCTTCTTTGAAGGCTTTACCAAGTTTTGTATTACCTTTGATACCAAATATGTCAACCCAGGCAAAGCCACAGGCAAACTGATCTCGTCCGCCAAGTTTTTCTTGGAAGAACTTTTCAGCGGCTATACGAGCGGCTGACTTGGCTTCGGCCACGATTGTGTCTACTTTGACACCGTTTACTGTTACTGTCATGGAGGGCTCCTTTTTAGTTTCTATACAAGTATTATAACAAATCGGTAATTATTGGTCAACCGCTTTTGTACGCACATCTGTGTTGAGAGCAGGTGTATACTTTCGTATTAGTTCACGCTCTAGTGTGTGTGCCTGGGTCTTGCCACGTACAATGTCAACAATCGCAAAGTTCACAGCCGACTCACCAGCGGCACGAATTGCTTCGTACAGGCGCCAAGATTTGTCTTCTGTGCGTGAGCGATAAATGTGCTTGTTGATGCGTGAGCGCAGGCTCATGGTGATTGTGCGTTGAGTTTTTGCTGTAACACCAATGTAGTACTCCAAACCAATTTGGATGAAGTAAACAATGTGTGTACGGTCCACTCGTTTTTTGCGTGATTGCTTTTTAAGTTCCATACATGTATTATAACCGAAATTGCTTTTTTGGTCAACCGAAATCAACTACTACAAAAGTATTACTTTTTCAGGGTTACAAAAGTAATACTTTGGGTTACATTTTATGTACGATCAAGATAGCGTAAAAACTTTTCCAAGTCGCCATACATGGCGTACATGATGGCCTGCTGACTGCCGAATATGATTAGTTTGGGAGTTTTACCCGCCTTGAGATAGTAGGGACAATCCAGTTTTCGATTCAAGGTCATAAGCAAACTAGGACTCAACACTTTTGTAAAATCAAATTCATATTGTTCGATGGACAAAAATCTAAAAGCATCATAGCCAGAGATGCTCAATCTCAATCCACCATCGTCACGTGGATCTTGCCACCATGCTTTGAGTGCTAGTTCAACGCCAAGCCGGTCATCTACTGGCAGTTGATTTAGCAGTTGTTGAGTGAGTTGTTTTTTATTTGACATCGGGGTATACTTGCGCCCCCTGCGTCAAGAGCACGACTGTGAACTTGTCGGTCTTGAATTGTGTGTTGAGTTTACGTGCTAGGTTCTTGGCATGACCGGGATTGGAGAATGAAACCTTCTTGTACTTGGGGCCGGGGTACTGTGTGAGCATGTTGGAGGTCTTCAAGTTGATTGGTTTGGTATCAAAAAACACCGCCCACACTCCTTCGGAAGCCAACACTTGTTCGGTCTTGTAAGTTGCTTTGTCAGTGTGTTCAATCAACACATTTGGTTTGGGTCTCGACATGATTATCTCCGTAGTTTATTTATCCCAATAACTACGTGGTTTTGAAACTGCCACCGCTCAATTCTACCGTAACAGTTTCTTCTTTTGGCTGTGTATTTCGGGTATGCAAGGACTCCAGTGTCAGTAATAGTTTTGTAATATCACTATGTAAATCTTTGGCTTCTCGCATGGTCATAGCAAAATCACGCTGACCGCGTGATTCATGTGCTTTGATGCTGTCTACAAATCTATTGATGTGTATACTCATGACACAAAAGGTTCTAGGTTGGGTGGAGTCCAACCAGCGGGCTTGAGTACCTTGCCATCTTCACGTTTGCGTACTCGACCTGTTTGTTTATCAATTTTGGCAAAGTTAGTGCTCATGACTTCTTTCCAGGCACCTTCGGCATCTACACCAAGACTGTGTATGGCACCAACGGTCACAACCAGGATGTCAATCAATGCGTCGAGATCGTCTACTTTGGTCGTACTGGCTATTAGTTCATTGAATTCTTCACTGATGAGATTACAATACAGTTGATATTGTTGTTCGTTAAAGTCGCCCACGGTTTGTTCGCAGGCTCGCATGAATTTTTCTTGATCACGAAACGGATTTGTCACTTGCTTGTTCCTTGGTTTGAAAGGGACCTTGATATGCATAACGCTCCAAGGTAATAAGTTTAGGGTGCTGTACTGCTTTCCACTTGCGATGTTGTTTGACCCGGTACCAACCAGCGGCAAACCACGACTTAGATTTGTCTTCTCTAGTGAACAGTGGCAATCGGTGTTTCACGTCCCACAACGGATTAAACACATCTCCCGCGACTTCATGTCCATAAACCATGTTTGGTGGCAATGGGGTTGCTGTTTCTGCCGGCTCAAATTGGATGTTAACCGCCTCTCGAGCCATCTTGATTGTTTTGTAACTGATTACACTGTCAAGAATTTTTATTGTACAGTTACCGTTCTCTTTTACTTCAAGTTGGCCAATCTTGCGATCATCCTTCTTGAGTATGTAATACTGATTGTCCACCACTGGTTTGGCTAATATCATCTAGCACTCCTTTATATGTTTCGTTGAGCCAGCGACCAAATTGTTCGGCCGCATCGCTACATTTGTTCAATTCGTACTTGCCGCAGAATTGCATAAATCTCACACCCACTTGCCCCACGTCTCGGTGACTTATCTGCTCACGGATGGCTGTGTCTATAGTGTTCTTGATGTTGTCTGGTTGTGCTGTGAGATCAATGAGTGTGCGATTGCGTTCATAGTCATCTAGCACACGATGTTCGACCCCATCCGGGTCGGTCCAACGTTGCAACATCATGTTGTTCCAATTGTATCCGCGCTTGTCTCGGTCTCCAAAGGCCTCACGGAGACCAACTTTATTCTTTGTGCCTTTCTCACGTACTCCAGGATACGCACTGAATACGTTGTCTGAGGAGTCACCACGCATGCACTTCTCAAATAACAACCAGGCTGGATCCGGGATGGTTTTTGGCTGTTTAGTTTTCTTATCATTGACGTGCTTACCTTTAGCATCAAATATGCCCTCCAGTGTTAACAGTTCATCAGCAATGCCATTGTATTGCGTGACATTGGGTGCGAGTAATTGCACAAAGTCAGAATCTGAACTGATAACAACGTGTTGGTCTTGGGGGTGTAAAGAGATCCAACGTGCTATGATATCATCTGCTTCAGCAGTGGCACATCGGATAACGCTACAATTAGTTTTCGTAGCCAAGTATTTAGTCAGTTCGTCATACGTCTCCCAGAAAAGTTTATCTTCTTCTGCTTCTGCTTCGGTCATTTTGCCCCGGGCCACAGCACGATTTGCTTTGTAGGGTTTGTAATAATCCTTGCGCCACGAGCGCCCTTCCAGTGCGAATACCACATGATCTGCTTCAAATCTCTTGACCATTTTGTTCACTGCCATCAAGGTCACGTGCAGGGCAAAGCCCAATTTGGTCCAAGAGTCTGCGGCCCTAAATGCTCCGTGCCTGGCACGAAAAAACATGTTGGCAGTGTCAATCAGTACGTATTTCATTGTGTTCAATTAAGTTGTTATCGTTGATGTATTGTAACACATGTTCGGCCCAAAGTCTATGACTTTTGGCATCAAAATGGTAACTTGCCGCATTTGCATAGGTTCCACCGTTGTTTTTTAGCCAATTATGATAGGATTCTTCCCGAATATACGGGTGCATATAATTTTTGCCCCAATCGTGGTGATTGTAGATATCACTAAAGGTGCTGTGTCCGCTAAAGAACAAATGACGTACACCCAAGCCTTTGAGGTACTGGTGCATGGTCCAAATTTTGTCATGTGCTTCGGGAGTTTTAACCGACCAATTTATGTTTACAACATAATTTTTATAGCGGTCTTGTAAATCATCTGGAACGCTGTCTATTCCACTGGCATTAACTTGATACCAAGTACCTTTATGAAGCCACTCTTCTCTCTCCCAAGTAGTCCACTGTAGAATCATAAACGTATTGGCTAACATGTCACGATTGTTTTCAATCCACTCCATTGTGGTGCGAATAGTACGATCGTTACTGCCGCCAGAACTTGCTTGACAGATTAGTGTTGCATCCAATGCATCAGCAATGTGTTTACCATAACTAACTGCCAAATTTGCAGGGTGTGCTTCTGTGCCTTTGTCCCAGTATTGCCTATCATCCACAGCCCATGCATGTGGCACAGCGGCCTCGGCGGCCGCGGTATGACTACAGCCGTTTACATACAAGATCATTTTCGTAGCAGGACTTTTTCAGTTTCGGCGGCAACCACACGTTTGCGTAGACTTGAACTGGAGAACGAATGATCTCTGCTGTTGAATACATGTTCAATTTGCATGGCCTGCCCTTCACTGCGTCCGGTGAAGTTGGTGTCTTCGTATTCGCTTCCTAGTATACGCACGTCAATTGGTAATGTAAGAATTAAATCTACTAGATCTTGTTCTGTGGTGTATACAACAATCTCGTCTACAAAACGGCAAGCACCTAATTGTATTTGACGTTCTACAATACTTTGAACAGGAGGATTTTTAATGCCCGGGCGATCAATACTTGCATCAGTTTGTAATCCTGCAATCAAGTAGTCGCAATGATTTTTGGCTTCGGCTAACATAGCGATATGCCCTGCGTGTAGCATGTCAAATTGACTGAATGTGATACCGATTTTTTTGCCCTCGGCTTTGAGTTCTTTAATGTGATTGAATATCATGATACCTCTGTTCTTCCGCCACCTATGTCTCTAGAGTTTACATATTGACTGCTGTACTTGTTCATGGCCTGCTCTTGTTCCCAGGTTTCCATGACCACGTGTCGGCAAATATTTTGGAACCAACGATCCACTATATCTGCATCCGCATCATCGGGTTTCATCATGTAACCGGCCTTGACCAGTCGTGCCACAAAGATTTCGTTCCAGTCTAGTTCAAATGCACCTTGATGCAAGTTGTTGGGATCAATATCCATGCGAACAATACTCACATAAGGTTCGTTTTTTTCTGTGGCTAGTTCTTTTTCAGTCTTCTCTGGCGCACGAGGTTTGGGTTCAGCTCGGACTTTTGGAACCGGCTCAGGCTTTTTGCGAAAGCGATCAAATATTCCCATCAGGTTCCCCATTCGTTCTTGAAGAGTGGCACTTGTAGTCTATCACTGTAGCGCCAGCCTTTTCGCATGGCCATTTCTGCCACTGCACGATTGTTAAGAGTATACACCCGCTCAACACCACCAACAGGCATGACATACACAGGACCAGTAAACCCTGCTGTGCGATATTCCAACACTGCTTGTTCTGCATCTGCTAGATCCTGTTCTGTCGCTACCACCAGTTTCAAGTAAGTATACCCAACTTGCTCGTATTCGCATACCACTTCTGGAACAATGGCCTCTTCCCACCGCTCGCCTGAACCGGGAAGTTTGGCACTGACACTGAATGTGATTTCACGTTGTGCCCGCCAACGCTGTAGATATTCTTTGAACTCTGGCGTAAGTTTTTGAGTACCATTTGTTTCGAACGTAATTTCTTTAAGACCATGCATACTGTCATGATCCAACAAGTCTGGATAAGCACGTTGCCAACCCAGCAATGGTTCACCACCTGTGATCACAAGATGCTCATCTTCCCAACGCCGATGTGGCAGTATCTCCATGATGTGATCCACAATTCCATTACTATCCATCATGGGACTTAGATCTTTAAAGTCTGGATGCCATGACGCATAACTATCGCAACCGGTACTCACAAGCGGAAGTTCTTGATACTTCTCAAAAGCCTTGACCATTGTATGTGTAGCCGCAAGATCAGTTGCTTCGTGGCTTACTTCACCACGTGGCATACCAAATCCTGCACATTTAAAATTGCAACCAAATGTTCTCAAGAACACACTTGGTACACCCATGTATCGACCTTCACCTTGGATCGAATAAAATAATTCTGCTATTTTAATTCTAGACATCTACATCCTTTGTTACTCATTGTACATTATACATGAAACTGCGGGTGTTTTGCAAGTGGTGAATTTGCCAGTTTATCCAATTGATTTTTGCACACCCGACTCAAAACTCATGGGCACATAATCTGGCATGATGCTTCGTAGTTTGCTGATATCGGGTCTGCGACTGGCAGTGCTTCCGGGCTTGCCTGGTGTGGTGGTCCAAGAGGGATTATCATGTCCCATAGCCGATGCAATAATTTGAGCCGCATCCATGATGGTGATTTCTCTATCGTTACCAATGTTGATCAGTTCACGAGTCTGTGTTTCAGCGCAGTAGATACTTGCCCTAATAGCATCTTCCACATGACAGAAACTTCTGGTCTCATTGGCACCAAAACACTCAAAACGGCCTTCTTTGATCTTGGCTATTTGATCAGCCAAGAAGTGTCCGGCCTTGCTGTTCTCACCGTACACGTTGAAGTAACGCAACATAACATACGGCAGTTTGCTGTTGGCCAAATAGTTTTCACTGCACACTTTGGCCAGTCTATAACTCCAACGAGCGTTGTGAATGTCTCGGATAGCAATGTCTAAGTGTTCAGGCACTGGACTCACAGGATCATCACTAACAATCTCGCTACTGCTGGCATATACAATTTTTTTAAGATTTGCAATTTCGCTAGCATACTCAAACATATTTAGGTCACAAACAAAATTGTTTGTTAACACCTGATTGGGTCGTTCGTAAAAATTCTTGGTACCATTGATAGCACCATAGTGATAGATGTAATCAAAGTCTCGGGGCAGTTGAGCAATCGCGGTTTGGTCATTTAGATCAATTGTTAAAAACTGATCACAAGGTGGGATAGTTGAACTGCGGCTGTGATTGTCAATTGCCCAAACTTCATTGCCCGCAACTGTTTTTAGTTGTCTGCAGATTTCTGTACCCAATAGCCCACTGGCACCTGTTACTAATATTTTCATTTGCTTACTTTCTGATTGTCGTCAATTACACTTTGAATCAAAGTGTAAGGTAGATCAAGATTCTTGATCAAGTTGTTCCATGCACTGGTATCTTTGGGCAAACAGTGTCCGCCATATCCACGCATGTTATCATTGGCCATTAGATAGTTTGGATTGATACATTCTCTACGAGTGATTGCATCATACACATTCTTATAATCGGCACCTAATTTTTTACACACATCATATGTGATATTGGCAAAGGTCACGCTCATGGCATGATGTACATTGTTAAAGTACTTGACTACTTCTGCTTCAGTAGGACTCACACAAGCCACTGTCTTTGGGAAGTGTCCATGGATTTTCTTGATCAATTCAAAGTCTTGTTCACGATCACTACCGATAATCAACAAGTCATGATTGTACACAAAGTCTGCTAGAGCAGTCTTAGCCCGTAAAAATTCAGGCACACTACAGATTTTTAAATTAGGGTAAGAGTCACTTAGACGTCGGCTAGTACCGGGTACCACTGTGCTTTTGATTGCTACTAGTCCTGAATATTGATGTTGGTTCAACTCTTCGATTACTCGTTCAACAATGCTGGTATCACAATCACCGTTGGCTGCTTGGTTGGTTGGTACACTGAGAAATACACACTCGGCATCTAGTACATCTGCCAACTGGCTACCTTCGTAAGCCGGATCAAAGAAACACATGTTGTGTCCAAGATATTCCAAGCCTTCATACACGGCTTTGCCTACTGTACCTTTTCCAATAATTCCTATTTTCATATCTCATCCTTAAAAGTCATATCTACACATGTACTGGGCAAATCAGATTCAACCAGTTTAAAAATTTCATCAGCCACTTGATCTGGTTCCAGGTAATCCAACGTGGGATCAAATGATTTGCCTACGCTGGCCATCTTGGTACGTGTTCGTACTGGATTGATCAAATCAACCACAATCTCTGAACCACCAAAGTAATCTCTTGCTGATTCCCACAAGTTGTACAAGGCCGCCTTGCTGGCGCTGTACAACGGATACAACTGTCGACCACTAGTATAACTGCTACTGCCAACCATGATGATTCTTGTGGTCTTACTTAGGCCTTTGAGTGCCATGAAATAACTTATGATTGACCAGTTGCTACCAAAGTTCACGTTCATAGTGGCATGATGGGTATTGACATATCCATTGACAAACACTCCAGCACTATTAACCACAACATCGGCTTGTGCTTGATTCAGTAATTTAGCAACATCATAATGACTGTTGGCGCTTTCAAAATCCAATTGATCACTGCCCACTGGAATAACACGGTACCCTTGATCTGCAAACAATTTTGCAGTGGCACTACCGATGCCACCGTACGCTCCAAAGATCACCACAGTTTTCGTCATTGAGTAATATCATCTACTCGATAGGTATCAGACTCATAGTCTGCTCCGCCCCTTGGACCTTCTGCAAATGCAATAAAGACACACCCATCACTACCGGATCGCATGGCATGGATCTCAAGTGGCGCACTGATGATCATGTCACCGGCCACAGCATTGAAAACATCTGCGGGTTCATCGCCGCCTATACTTCGACTGTAGTAGGTCAACGTGCCGGACAATATGTAAGTGTATTGTGTGGTAAACTTGTGATAATGATTGCCACGCACAGCACCTGGTTGATTGGTAATAATGCAACCGTGATTCATGTTGGACATATAAAATATGTCCGTGATACTGCCTCGATCATCAGTAAAAGATTCAAGACCTTTTACTCCGTGGTCAGCATAGATGTTGTATGTTTTCATTGTGAAATAAACCTTGTGTTAGGATTGATATTCGATATGGCTCTGCGAAGACCTTCGCCAATGTTCCAACTCAATATCAATGCATATGGCCGCTTATGGCGAGCAAATTCTTCGTCTGCCTGAATTGGAATTCTAGTGAATGGTGTGTACTTGCCTTGCTTGTGTTCGCTGGCATCAGTGATACAATGAATAACGGTACTGTCAAGCCCGTGCCATTTTAACCATGTGTTGGCCTTGGCTGCCGCACCCACTCCTATGACTACTGCTTCGGAATCTTCGCTGAGTAATTGATAAAAAGAGGCTAACCAATCAACCTTGACTTGCTCAAATTTCAGTTGTAAGTTTTGATAAAATGCAGGATCAAACAAACCTGTTTGGGTTTCTTTGACTATGGCGTCTTGAATTTTAACAGGCATATCAGCACCAGTGTCAAGACGAGCAAACATTCGTAGGCTTCCGCCATGATAATCAACCACATCAAAGTCAGTGATCTCTAGTCCCGCGGCTTTCAACAAGTTCCATGCCATCTTCACAGTGAAGTATGTAGGATGCTCGTGATATACCATGTCTGTGAATCTTCCTGATTCAATCATGCTGAGCCAATACGGTACTTCAAACACAAATTCTCCTGTGTTGGACAGTAGTCGGGCCACGCTTTGTGCAAATGTCACAGGATCGTTGGCATGGTTAAACACATTGTTGGCAATGATCACACTTGCTGTGCCGTGTTTGTGTTTTATTGCATCAGCAGTGGCATCGTCGAACAAAGTGTTTATTGTTTCAACACCCTTTGCTTGGGACAATGCACACATTTCTGCACTGGAGTCTACACCTACTGCATGATCAAATTGACTCACAAGATAACCATCATTGCTGCCAATTTCTACTACCAGTCCGGTGTGTCTACGGCTTTTGATTGTTTGAGCATACCTGTCCCAGTGATTTCTGGCTGTTTGACTATTGCTGGAAGTGTAACTGTAACTGTAGAGATTGTAACGATCCGTGGCCGAACTCACATAGCCCAGTTGTATACTACCTGAGTTGGCATTGAGATATACCTGCAAAGGAAAAACAGGCTCACTGAGATTCAATTGATCTGGTCGGATAAATGTATCAGCGTAAGCATGCTGTCCAAAGTCAAGTATTTTTGTAACTGGATTTTTTGAAATCACACACTCAGTGACCAGTTTGCTGACGGTTATATTATTTTGCAAGGGATATCCTGAAATCTTCGCTTTTTTGGTCTTTGTCATAGGACAATACTTGCCCATGCTCGTCGAGTTGCATTACAAATTGACTCATCTGTTTGTTGACATCTAGAGCAATTAATTTTTCCCAGGGGTAATTTTTACCACTCTTGACACTTTCCCACCAAGTGGCATCTAACCCAATTGTACGCATGTATTCAGCAATGGTATCACAATCTTGATAGCGTTGCGCACTAGTTTGAGGATTATGGAAATCATGCGGATTGGCAGGGTTACCTTCAAAACGTACCTTGGGTTTGAGAGGGTCAGTTGCATCTTTGGTTAACTCAACTTGATTGTGTGTGACATCAATCTCAATCACTTGCATAATATCCAGCAAGAAAGCCAGTTGACTTAGTTCAGCATCGATCATTTGATGACGGCTGAGATGATTCATTAGGTCATACCATGCTCGTGGCATTATAGGAAAAATGCTGTAGGGATGGTCATTGTGCGTGTGAACTTTTAACAGTTTGAATTCGCCTGTGTATTGTTCAATTACCGAGTCCCATCCCTGAGTTTCCATCACAGCATCATCATTCCATACAAACAGCCAGTCTGCCGACGTTGATTTTGCCAAATGATTGTAGTATCGATTGAGTCCAGCATAGCCCATACTTTTAAAAGACTGTGCTTCGTAAGATACTCCATGCTTGTCTAACATGGGTTGTATCACCTTGGTAAAATGTGCTAGTCCTATTTTGTCATCATCGTCAAATCCAAACACCAATTGTATACGGGAAATGTCATTGGCTAGATCTACAATGCTGGTCACACTGGCAGTGAGTGCATCGGTCCGGCTACGAGTGGGCAGTAAAACTGCTATGCTGTATTCGTGTGTGTTATTCATAACTTCGAGTGATGTTTGTTTTTCCAAAATTTCTTTTCCTGGCAAAATACATATTTTCAAGAAAATGTTCTAGGCTCATATTATGATCCTCTGTGCTTTCAAAAACACACATACATGGTTTTTCAAGTTGAGTGTTGTCTTGAATATAGCCAAGAAAATCATAATCAAAATTTTGCTGTATAGGCAGGTATTTAAGATTGCGATAGTCAACCACGTAATTTCTTTGAAACTGCATGAGTTGATCTAATATGTCTTTGTTGATATTATAATGATTTTTTACAAAGGTGTCAACCAAATCAAACACATAATTTAGGCGATCTTGTTGTTGTATGTATAGAGTAGTGCGATGCACTAAATTCCATCCAAATACCTGGACGTTGCCAATTGGCGGATGACTAATAGAGCCGTGGCTTGCCCAGTTTGCAAAGTAATTTCGTGTGTCATTGAACTGTGTTTGAAACCAAGGATCGTGCTGAACCCAGACATATAAATTATCATAGAATTCGCTATAATCAATTTGATGTGCTTTTTCCAAATATCTGGCAATGTACGTGGTCAGACCATTGATGTGAAATGTCTGGATAAAACTGTTCCAAACCAGTGTGTCTAGCATCTGTTGTTTAGAAATGTCCTTGGTACTGATAACCACATCCACACACTCGCTCAACTCCGCATCATTGTAACTGCCGCTCATGTAATCGTGTACTGGCACAGCCTCTAACTGCCACAAGCGTTTTTGTAATAGATTCATTTCGGCATTTTCCAACAACTGTGCCTGCAAGATATTGATGCCAGTGTGATTGCCAGCGCGGAAAATTTTCCAAAATGCTCCCTTCCATGATTCAACAGTTTCGCCAGGCAGTCCCAGTATCAGTTCTGTATACACAGGAATGTTGTTGCGATCGCACAGATCAAAAATTTCATCAATTTTGTGTTGGTCAAGATTTCTACGTTTGACATTTTCCAACACATCATGATCCATGCTCTGTACACTCACCGTGAGCCCTTGACCAAAGTTTGGACTTTCGTGTATGAGTTTCTTGACAATGTCCACTACTTCGTTCTTTTGATTCTTGGCCCAGGTCATTGAGAACGATGTTAGTTTTTCATATTTCTTTTGTACTTCAATCAACTTGTCCACAATCATATTGTCGCGTTCTATAAACATGCCAAAGTTAGCGTCAGTGATGGTAACAAACCCACAGTTGGCACCAATCCATTCTAGTTCGTGATATACTCTAGTAAGATCAAATTTTTTCACTTTACTGTAGGTAAGACTGCCCCAGTCGCAAAAGGTACACTGATAAGGACAACCACGATTGGTTTCTAGTGTAGCATTCCAAATCACTTCGGGGTTGTCCTTGATGATTTGATCAAACATGCCTGAAAGATATGGACTAGGTATTTGGTCCAGATTATCAATTCTGGCACAGTCACCGGTGTTGATCAATCCGGTGGGCGTGTTGATCAACAGTCCCGGTATGTGTGTGTAGTCTGTGTCAAAGTCTTCGAGTATGCGTTTAAAAGTAATCTCACCTTCCATCTTGATCACTAGATCTATGAAAGGTTCCTTTTCAAACAAGCCTGGATCTTCAATGGCTGGCTCAGGCCCGCCGACTATTATTGTTACCCGAGGATTGATTTCTTTTATGCGACGAGCCAATGCATAATTGTACCTATGATTCCATACATAGGTACTAAATGCCACAATATTATTTTTGGCCAGTTTTGTGGCCAGATCCTCAATAGGATCTCTCCGCCAGATCAACTGATCAATTTCCCACTTTGAATTTATGTGTTCAAAACCCAAAGCATAGCCTAAAACTACTCCTGCCGAGTAAGGCAGATAGTAAGCATTAAATTCTTTGGGACCTTGTTGAAAGTTGGGTTGTACGAAACTTATGGTTTGTTTAATCACTCAATATTTAATCAAACAAACAAGTCCTCATTCCATTCACGATGTCCTTCACGGAACGCCATGTTGGCCTGTGTCTCACGTACTTCCACACGATAACACCATAAACGAGCCGCTTCGCCTGGCCCCCACATCTCTGGAATGTAAACACCATTAACATACTTGTATAGCATGTCGCTGAGTCCTTCGCAACCTAGACGGGGTAGTACTACAACCTTGGCCATATTCCGCTCTTGTAGTAACTTGAATGTTTCCATCTCTGGATCATCCTGTGCCACAATAAGTGTATGGTCAAATTGGTCTTCTAAGGTCTTCTTTAGTTCTTTGAGTCCACCGTAGTCGGCGGCCCAGTTACGCACATCCAGTTCGTTAGTTCCGAAATAGAACTTCATGCTAAATGAATATCCATGTATCAAATTACAATGGCTATCGCTCCTCCACTGTCTGTACGCACATGGAAATGCGTCGTGGTACTCTTTGGTACTGGTGTACTTGTAAACTACGGGATTTGATGTTGTCATGCTGTTTCTCCTATGTTAAATTATAGCATAGACAGCAGAGTTTGTAAAGCGGGAATGATGTCCAAGACCGCTGAATATTTATTATCTATTCAGGTTGTTGATAGGTGTCAGTTTTGTAGTTGGCCTGTCCGGGTATGACACCTCGTACACCACCAACAGGATCAGCAGTGTCTCCGTGCATTCTTGGTATCAAGTGTACGTGTGGGTACATCACTGTCTGTCCTGCGGCTACTCCTGCATTCAAACCAATGTTGAACGCATCGCATTGATTGTTCTGCACCATTTGACGACCAGTCAGCAAAGCCATGCCCATGGCCACCACAATAGATTCGTCAGTGTTGGCACGTGGCACAAACAACAGGTGACCTTCTGCCACAGGATAAGCATCACGAAACACAGCGATATGAGTGTTGCTCATTTCAGGTACCGTATTAGTCCAAGGTGCTACTTTGCCATCCTGGGCGGCTTTTAAGGTTGCATAACTAATCATCGTGGTGCAAAGTCCTGTTGTAGTTTGATATTGTCAAAGAATTCCTTCTTCACACTTTGGTCTGTTTTAAATGCTCCATGGAGTACGGTAGTTTGGGTAAGACTACTGTGAGCCATAATACCACGATTCTCGCAACATCCGTGGGTAGCCTGAATATAAACGGCAACATCTCGGGATCCAGTTGCGAACTCGATCTCACGAGCGATGTCCATGCAGAGCTCTTCTTGAAGAGTTCCGCGTCGGGCACACCATTGTGCGATCCTGGTGTACTTCGAAAGACCAATGAGTTTGGCGCCAGCAATGATTCCAATATAAGCAACACCCGTAACAGGTTGATGATGGTGGCTACACATGCTCTTAAGCTCGCTACGCACCACCAACATACCTTCGTATGCTCCTGCTGTGTCATTTGGGAAAGCCGTTGCATTAGGCGATTCCTCATACCTACCAGCCATAATTTCGTTGAAGTACATCTTTGCCAACCGGCGAGCCGTACCTTGTGAGTTTGGGTCATTTTCTCTATCAATCAATAATGTGTCTAACACTCGTTCAAATGCCACAGTGGCTTCGTTGATCAGTTGCACTTTGGTTTGTTCATCCACGTAGTCACTGATGTTGTCCCCGGCCCAGAAACGTTTGTTGTCACGTTTCATCTTGAAACGAATAGCATCTGCTAGATATGCTTCTTGGTAGCCTTTGTCATCAATGTTATTTACTGATACTGGTTCTGTCATGTTATTCCTTGATAGTGATAGTTCTTAAATCTGCATAATCAACATGTCGAGGTTCAGGACAATGTTCTTTAATACCTTCCAGCAACACCAAACCACGCATGGCTTCTTCTGGTGTGGGTTTATAGTGATATCCGACTCGAAATTCTTGTTGTGCGATCCAGGGTGAGATATTTAGATCGCGACCATCATACCTCATGCGAATTATTGCATCATATGCTGTCTTGTCATCTAGTATTATAGCACCACCACGACCTACATGTAAAGGCTTGTCATGCCCAAAACTCAAACATTGCATGATTCCAGCACGATACATGTTACGTTCTAACCGTCTTGCACTGTCCCAAATTCTTGTGTTTACAAAAGGATACTCACCCACCCAACGTTGCCAAGCATGATCCGAATACTGATATTGGATGCCTAACTTGTGCATGAGCATGGGAATACTTAGGTAAGTGTAAGGAGTAAACTCACATTCCTGAACCTGATCGTACCGCAAGCACAATTCGATTGCGTGTGTACAACAATCGGTCATGACAGCATATGGTGCTCCTGTAAACTCTGCTAGTTCTTGTTCGAACTTTAAAATCTTATCGAACATACCAAGACCATGTGTGACGAAGCACATCGGTTAGATTGTAACTGCGCCATGGCATACCAATTGCACGGTCAAACTTTTCCGAACTGGCAGTGAGCATGGCAGGGTCTCCAGCACGGTTAGGACCTACACTAACATAAGGCATCTTGCCAACAATAGTTCTGGCTTGTTCCATTATTTGTTTGACACTGGTTCCTTCGCCGCCCGCAAGATTATACACACCAGATTTGATTGTGGGGTTCAACGCCAAAATATGTGCATTAGCAATGTCATCCACGTGTACATAGTCACGCACACATGTACCATCGTCTGTGGGATAATTGTCGCCGTATACGTTAAAGTTGCCGTCATCTCGTGTGGCTTCTAAATATCGAGCAATCAGGTGTGTGGCACCTGCCTCTTGTCCATGTCTACCTTTTGGATCAGCACCACAGGCATTGAAGTAACGGAATGCCACATAGTCTAATCCGTAAGCCTTGTGATAACTCTCTAGGATTTGTTCCACCATGCGTTTACTTTCCCCATACGGAGAGATTGGCTCACATGGATCTACTTCGTGACACGGATTCATAATAGGTTCACCGTACACAGCCGCCGAAGAACTGAATATAAATCTAGTTCGAGGTAAAGCATGACGCACAATATCCAACAAGGCCATGGTCTTGGCCACATTATTTTTGTAGTAATCAGATGGATGCATTACGCTAGGGCCCACTAAACTTGTGCCAGCACAATGAATGATAGCGCCAGGTTGTGCTTCGATTATCTTGCTCAATGCTGTTTCGTCGGCAAAGTCGCCTTGCACAAAGTCTGCGAATGCCGAAGTTAGTCCACTATGCGGAAGTCTAAGATCAATGCCAAGTACCTGTTGACCTGCATCGGCTAGTTTCAATGCGATTTGTCCGCCAATGTATCCTGCGGCACCGGTTACTACAATCATTTTTCAATCTTTACAACTTGGTATTTTTCATGCGGTACATGATCCCGGTAGCGAGTGCCCGAACGATCCCACTGAGTACCCTGACCGGTAATAATATCAATAACCCGATCAACAGTCCCATTATTCCAATCACTAATAAGGCCCATGTTGTGATGAGGAGTCTGCAAAAGATTACGCATTTTGTGATAGGCATCGTCTATGCTCCAGGGTACATAAAGCCGGTTAGGGTCATTAGCAAAGGTTTCGGGGAAACTGCGATAAGCAGGGTAAAGCACATTACAACCCAGAGTATCAGCCTCACTGACAGTGTTGCTGACCCAATCTTGCAAAGCACAATTAAAGAGAACACGAGTATCATTAAGATGGGCGTAGTATTCATTCTTGCTTATGTTATCGTAGATTTTGAGCTTGCCTTCTGCCTCCATACGACGTGCTCTTTCCACAAACTCAGGATTGTTGGATCGCAAAGGTCCGCCACTGTATATTGCAAACTCACATGGCTCGCTGGTGAGTTCGCCATACATTTCAATAAGATCCATAAAGAAGCCAGGTTGCTTCTCTTGATCGAATCGAGCTGCAAAACCCACCCTCCGGGGACGGCTATCAAACGATTTGATGTTCTCTGTGCCGCCAATGCGTTCAAGAACTTCTGCTTTTCCAAATGCAAGGCCGGAAATGTTGTAGATCGGAGCAGTCCACCCAGCAATGCGCATGTGTGCGACCATCTCTTCATTGGTAGCAAGAACCCCTGTAACAAAGTGATTGACCATTTTTTCATATGTGCTCATCCATCCTGCCATGCCCCAGACATGCACAAAGTCATCAGGATCAATGGCCTGTGCCAAACAGCGTACCCATACCTGCGGGCGTTGTTCTGCAGGAATCTGATCCATGATATAAGGCAACGACTCAATGCCAGGTTGGAACATGTCTTCAAAGTAGATTACATCTGCCGCAGTTACATCACCGTTCTTCATCAACTGAACCAAGTTCATCATCTGGCTCATGGCAAAATAACTGCGACCGTGTGCGTCTAGTACTTGTCCTACTGAGATTGCTTGTGTGTTGTCGATTGTAGTGCCGGGAACATACACGACGTCAAGACCTCGGCGGTCAAACACACGCCGGTTCCACTCTGTTAATTGTAGTGTGTAACGGGCTTCGTAGCTTTCCAAGCCCATGTAGTACAGTTTCCTCATAGGCGAAATCCTGCAAAGCGACGTGAGTCTTCGTTCCACATGTTCTTGGCGTTTTTGCCCGCATGCCACTTGTTGAACTGTTGCCATGCATAACTCTTGAAGTTATACAGGTCCGACTCGTTGTAACGATACCCATAGTCCTGACAGAACTCCAGGAACACTTCTAGATCATTAAAGATCTCAGCGACACGTGGGTTGGATTTGAGTGATGGCTTGGCCATTTGATTTCCTTAAATTTTAATTGACAGACTAGGGCGAGAAAGTTCATACTTGATCAAGGCACCGTTCTCACCGTCTTCGGCTACCTCAATCCACACTGCACGGTCAGGATATCGACCAGCAATTTCTGCGTACAAGTCATCGGCCATCATTTCACAACTCTTGTGATCAAGTTGTAGGATGCCGTCCTTGTACAAATTTTCTAACCAGCGTTTGAACTGGATAAACTCAATGTCTCTATCGTTGTGTAACACATCAATCCATACTCTAAAGTGGAATATGTGACGATGTGGTGAGCCAAGGAAACTCACATCATACTCGTCACCGGTGGCCAGAGCAGGATCAGTGGCAGCCGCAGGATAGCAATGTATTCCTTCTTTGCGGAATGTGACCCAGATTTTACGTTCTGCTTGGCCCATGATTCTAGAACGTTGTTCCGTTAGTGCTTGATCTCGTTGGTTCATAATTTTTGATCCTGCTTGTAGTCATCCCACGAAGTAAATGTTTCGCGGCTCATTAGGCCATGCAGACTGTGACACCAAACACCAGGGTTGGTAGCGGCAAAGTCCTTGTCATCTATTTTTAACATTGTATTATAATTCCACAACTTTGTATAGGGTAGGCTTACTCGAATTTGCGGCACAAAGTTTCTATAGTCACATAACGGACCATCATGGAACTCATCCACATGAGTGATTGGAATGTCCAGGCTACACAAGTATCCGTCTTGAAGGAATGGTTCAATCATACTTTCCCAGCGTTGCCACGCTAGCCTGTTGTCAGGATGGAAACTGTGATTGGCACCAAAAAAGATATGCTCGCATTCGTTGCCAAGGAATCTGCTGAGTATTTCCACTGTTGGTTGGACGCCAACCACAAACAAAGTGCGTCGGCCAAAGGCTGGAGTGCGTTCTACTTCTGTACCTACAAAGAAGTCGACGTTTTCATGTTCAGGTCTGTTCATGTTCTAATTGATCTAATGCTGATGTGTCTAATTGTACACTATCATCGGTTGGTTGTATAGTCTCAGTTTCTTCGAATTCAAACAATGCATTAAATTGAGTGCGGGCATTCTTGGTCTTCTTGCCTTTGAACCCTCGTGTGCCCACAATCTCCATCCAATATGTGTCATACTCTTCGACGATAGCGTCGGCAGTCTCTCGATCTGGTGCCGCAAAGATTGCTTCCACAATGTCTTCAAACCGGGCATAGTCTCCGGTGCTACGACGCATCATAGCAGGATACTCTCCTGCATCAAAACGTCTGTTGGCTTCTTGTACTGCGGTCAAGTGCATCCAAACATTATGCCCCATGAGCAAAGCATATGAGAAACTGTCCCAGGATGTCTTGCCTTCTTTGCCAATCTTATTTAGATCGCCGGGCTTGTAGATACAAATATCTTTCATCTTCAACAAGTCACTTAGTGGGCTATCTTCCCAGCGTGGATAGATGCCATCTGCTACTACGCCTGTTCCCCACTTGCGTGTGTCTGTGGAATACTTTTTGTCGTCGGCTGAAGGAGCCATGCGATACGACCATTTGCTATCGTGTTCAAAGACATTTTCAAAGTAGACCTGTCCGTTTGCTGTTGCAAGGAACGGACTGGCGCAGTCAAACGAGATGGTGAATTGCGGATTGACATATTTTCTTACGGCCCTTTGGATTACAGTTAATAAAACAGCCCACTCCAGTTTGGAGGTTCCCAAGAAGTGCATCCAATCGTGTTTGCCCTCTTGAAGTAAATTGTCATAGCGTAGTGCTACCAGTCTGCGAAGCACCAGGTGTACATCACACATGTTCTGTCCACCCATGGACCAACCGTCAAAGTGTGTGTCTGGATACTTGGCAGGATCGCAGTATTCCTTCATAGTCTCATACCATTGATCCGCTGAAGTATGATTGTCACCTTGTAGCACGTTCAAGAACTTGGCACCACCATTTGCCACACCTTTGCGGTGTTTCATGAAGTAGTCATTGTTGAACTTGGTGGCGTCCACTGCTTCTTGTAGTGTGGTGATCTGGCATGCCGCGGATGCTTTCTTGTCGTGAATAACCCAAGTTGGGATATCCAAGATCATGCCATAGTCGGCCACATTGTCCAGCCAGTTCAAGATTAGACTTCGTTTCTTTTGGGCTTTAGGACAACCTGAGTTGGCTTTCCAATCACCTTCCCAAAGACCCTTGGCAATCTGGAAACCTCCTGAGTCACCAAGTATGAAAGATCCGGCCTCACGATTACGGACCATGTCTTCAGACCAGTCTTGTTTTGCAAGATCGAGGTTAGCATGGCCTCCTGAGTACAGTGACCACCGATAAGGAAACAAGGCCTTATTAGAGTTGAGCCAGTTAAGTTGCTCCATATCCGTAATGCCCTGAGGCAGTCGTGCTGGATCCACATATGGTTCATTCCTTTGTTTGCCTACGAATGTAGCATAGAATCCGCTGATGGCCGGAAGGAACACAGCGTAGTCATTTTGCTTGGCAGTTAAGTTGTCTTGAACAACAGGGTCAGTCATTATTTGCTTTGTGCTGGTAATAGATATTGATAAACTGCTAGGCCGGAATCAACTGTGATTTCTGCGGCACCATCATCGCTGATGCGTACTTTCTTGTCACCAGTCAAGTCCATGATGCTCACAAACTGTTTGGCAGGCCATGACCATGCACGTTTCAATTGACCACTAACACCTGGATGGAACACAAAGTTACCTGAGTGTGTTGAGTGATCGCCAAAGAAAAACTTAAGATCACCGTTTTCAGTTTTGGCCTGGAAGTTTGCCTCCTCGGCATTGGCGCTCATTTGCCACTTCATTCGTTGAATAGCCGCATTGGTTGGTTCAAACTCAATGTGCCATGTCACAGGGCGAATCTTGGCAGTCTTTAACTTCTCACTTACTACACCCGATGTCATAAAACGATAGTTGTTTTTAAAGTCGCCAATTTTGTTTTCAAAATTAATGCCATCTGGCTCACCTGTTGAGCCTTTGGTAATGGCAAGTTTGGCATCTTCCTTGTACTCTTGCAAGTTCAACAAAGTCTTTAGTTTGCCCAGGTTAGGCATGCCAAATGTGCCCACAAAGTCTGCTGTGGGGTTGTGAAAGTTGCCGCGAATGACCACACTCAGATCTTCTGCCAAGCCAACAATTTCAGTCTTGCTGGTGTCACCAACAATTTTAACCAAATCAATACAACCAAGGTCGTAAGTGTGTTCTACCAAGTCTAACAAGTAATCTCTCATAAGTTTCTCCTAAGTTTAAAGTATACAGGGTTTATTGCGAATTTGCAACTATTTTGGCTAGAGTCTGCCCGCCTCGTAGGCTGGTCAAATCGCCGGGCTTTTTAAATTCTAACCAACTGACCTCGCCTTTGCCGTCATAAGCATCGATCAACTCAAATCCAATATTGATAGCGTGTTGTTCAATCAGTTTACGTGGAGTGTACAACATCCAGACTCGTTCAGAACGTTCTACGCCATTGGCAAGATCACAATTGTTGTAGGTCATAATAACTCCACCGCCGGGACGTAATTTTTTATAGAATTCTTCTAAAAATTTGTGTATGATTGGAATCGGTTTGTGATTGAAATAGTGATAGGCAAATATTGCACCAAACTGATTATCAGGGAATTTATTTAAAATAGGTCCATCTGCCCAGTCGTCAATCACATACTCACGCAATCTGCGTTGATATTCTGGTGTGAACTTGCTGATTGCTGGTCTCATCAGTTCCGGATCGTGATCAACTACATACAGCGGATCCAACGGCACCATATCTTCAATATATGTTTCCACTCCTGGTCTTATGATCATACCAGGTATTCGCCAATCAGTTAAATTTTTAAGACGTGTTCTTAATACAATATCATCCTCGTTGTCAATTCTCATACGTCTATTTAGAATAACATCTACGGTATCGTAAATCATTTCTTCTTGGTACACACGTAAACTATTAACCAAATATTCTTGTTCATGCTGTTTGATTTCTGATCTTAATTCTTTTTTTAGAGATTCAACTTGTGCAGAAAATTTTGCAATGTTGTTGATCAATTCATTGTGTGTTTTTACTATGTTATCTTTGGCAGTTTGATATGGATCAGCATGTTCAGTCACCACGTGTGCAATGTGGCTTAACGTACCCGTGGCAATATCACATTCAGTCGCAACATCAAGCGAATCAAGTAAATTTAAACGTGCAACAATATCGCTGAGTTTCATTCGAAATCAAATAAACTAGTAAATGTATTTTCTGTGTTGGTTGCTGATGCTAGATCCCAGTCCAGCACACCCAACAAGTTATCAACCTTGCCGTCCACCACAGTGGCTTCCATCTCCGAATCATCAAACGGCAACTCAGTAAACCATGTGGGCAGTCGTTGTTCATCTGTAGGATAGCCAATGCTGGTCCACCCCAGAGCATTTGACTTGAGTTTACACACAATGGTTTTCATACCATCAACAATGGCCATTGAGTAGTTGTCGCTGTTCATCTTGCGCATGTTGTTCCAGTTAATTGCGGCCCGCACATGACCTGGCATGTTTGCTTTGCCCAATCGAGTTTCTTCTGCTTGGTACTTGGTCAAGTTGTTCACACGCTTGGGCGATCCTTTTTCCCAGCCCGAACGTTCTTTGAACTCATACTTGAATTCACGAATACGTTCCACAATCTCATCTCGACCTGCACCAGCAAGTAGTTTATTTAGAATTTCTAACAAGAAGTCTTGAATTACTTTGGGGGTGTCTGATCGTTTTAGATCAAGTCCTGTGGCCTTGGTCTTGCCAACTGCGCCGTTGACATCCAGTCGTTTGCCTTCGATATCAATGGCGTTGACAGCATAACGCTTCTTGGTAATAAACAAGCCACGATCTGCCACAGTTTCACGACCACACTTGATCAGTTCACCCATGTCCCGTGGACAATGGAAAGCCTGTTCCATGAAGCCAGGGAAACTTTGGTTGACCTGTTCAGCAAGGCTGTCATACAGTTGAATACAAGTTTCTTTCGACCATGCCATCCGGCCTTCTTCAACTTCTTTCTTGAGGACCGGCCATGCGGAGAAATAACACGAGTCTGTGTCACCATATATAACTGCTTTTCCCACATGGTCGTATTCGCCTGTGATGAGCTCATTAAGATGAGCGTCCATGTGCCGGGCAATTGAACGACCAGTAAGTGTTGTTGACTGTCCAATACGTTTGTCAAAGAACCTACAACCCGGGTTAAGAATAGCCCCGTAGAGACTGTTGAGGTTAATCTTTTTAACCAGTTGTCGTTTGTCCCAGAATGCAATTTCTTTGGCATCTTTTGTTTCTTTCTTCCGAGCCTGTAGTTCTTGTCGTTCACGGTACCAACGCTCCAGTAAACCAGGGATAATACCCTTCTTCTCAAATGTAAGAATAGTGCCATTGGCAGTGAGGATCCAAGGTTGATTTGAATCAAAGATAATGGTCCAGATCTCAGCGGCCGAGTGTACAGACTCTTCACCCGACTCCCAGTCAATTGTGATCTCAGTGCCACGCTCTTGATTCATCACGGCTGTGTATTCTAAACTGGCAAAGATACCTTCCCAGGCCGCCGCAAAACTCTGTCCCTTGGCCATGTTGGCTTTGATCAGTCTATCAGTCATGGTCTGACGCAGTTGACCAACCACAGTCTCTGGACCCATGTTCATGGCACGAATTGCCGATGGATAAAGTGAGTTGATGTCAACTGATCCGATCCACTCATGCACACCTTTCTTGGGATACGCAACATACGCACCTGCGGCCTGTGTGTCTTCATCTGTAAGGCGTTGCTTGCGATTGGGCACAACCATGCCACGTTCATGTGCTTCGTTGATGATGGCCTGCTCAGTCACAGCCACAGCGCCCATGGTGGTCTGCAATAGTACAGTATTGGCATGTGCCAGTTCATTGGCAAGATCCAAGAAGCGCAGTTTCTTGTCTAGTTTACCAATCAACAATGTATCTTGGCGGTTGTACTCAATAAATGTCCGGAAGTGTTGGTTGTATAAACTATCCAGGGTTCCTTCAAACTGTGTCTTGCGCTCACCCAGTTCATACTCACAAATGGCATCCAGGCTATAACTGTGACGTTCTTCGTATGTGTACTTGCGATACAGTTGCATATAGTCCATATGCACACGCCCAATCAAGTCATAGGTTTCGTTTTCAGCACCAAAGCGTTCAAACATACGCTTCTTGGGCAGTTGCCCCCACAAACAGAATTTGCGTGTGTCATCCTTGCTCAACACACGAATACAGCGGTTCACGGTATAGGGAATGTCATAGCCTTCTGAGTTCCAACCACTCAGCACATCTGCATCATCAATCAAGTCAAGAAATGTTTTGATCATGTCTGCTTCGTCAGCAAACAAGATGGTGTTCTCAAAGTCTCGGACCAGTTCGTGGGCAGTGTCCCAACTGAGATGTTTGGGAGGCACAGCAAGTGTGACCAATTGATCCAGCCAGTCTAGGTAGACTGAAATCGCAGTAATGGGATTAAAAGGGTCTGATACAGGTGAGAAGCCGCGGTCTTTATCAAAGGCCACCTCAATGTCAAAAAACGCTGTGTGAAGTTCAGGCGCATCTTGGTCTTTGTAGTTTTCTTCAAGGCATCTAAAGATTGGATTGATGTCGCTTTCATAAATCGGCTTATGGCTGTGAGCGCGGACTTCCTTGCGGAACTCTTTGTTGTTTCTTGTACTAAATCTTGATACGGGTGTGCCGTATATGCTTTGGAATTTACCTCGGGCATCATCATAATAGAAAATGTAATTTGCTGGATATTCCCGGTAGACTCTTGCGCCATTGCGGCGTTCTACAGTATGAATACGATCGTGCTCACGATCAAATAGTGCATCAATATAACTCATTGTTCTCCGTTTGTGGCCGGTTAGCCGTGATACATGCTCGTAACGTGAGCGACTCGTCTGCTGAACAGATATTTATAGGGTTTTACCAACGGTTTCTAAAATAGTTTCAAGAGTTTCATGATCTTGTTTTTCTTGACCAAAACTGGCCTTGTGTGCCAATTTGATAGCCTTTTTCAGGATAGCAGGTTTGACTTCCAGTTCTTCTGCCACTGCTTTGATAGTGTCAGTCAAGCCACCTTGTAGCGTATCAATTTCATGCATAACCTGCATGCCTTCATTGATGATTTGGGTGAGTTTGATCTTTTGATCGCCGTTGAATGTTTTTGCTGACATAGAAATCTCCTAAAATACTATTATAACAGATATTTAGGAGATGTCAATGTGTATATGCTCGTTTTGGGCCGCCAGGTAGCGAATCTATTGGCCCAGGCAGAAGCCGCCCACTCGGTCCTAAGGCTGAGTTAGTGGGCCACTCGCTGGCTATATTCTCTACGACGTTGAGCACCCGCTTGTGTCACGTGTTCAAGTATCCGGTTACGCAAAGCAAATGCTGATTCATTCACAGCACCGTATCGGGTAAACGTTTGATCAACAAACTGTTTGATACGGTATACGTCTTCTTTGGTCTCGACCATTTGTAACATTTCGGCTACTGGTCGTTTCAGTGCGGCGGCAATACGAGATTCTGACGCAGGTGCCATATATCCCGACTTAGCAAAATCTTGTTTGGCGGCTCGATCTTTCTTGAACTTATCTAAATCTAATACTGTACCTTGTGGCTCTGGTTGGTTAGAATTTTTAAATCCTGGTCCGTATGTGCTAGTGACATTATTAATATTAGTAGCAGTTGGTGCGATTGGTACTGTTGGTTTCTTCACATTGGTACGACGTGCGCCCATGGTCTTTGGTCCGGCTGCTGGTTTTGGAATTGATGCAGGTTTGCCTGCCTTGAGAGATGCATTATACGCCGCTGCCACGTCGGGATTAGTTGCGGTGCCAGTCGCCGCGCCTGGCGCGGTGCCAGCCTGTGACTTGGCCAACAACTCATCATAAGTCCGGGCTTGACCTGTAGCAGGATTGGTACCGTAGAACGGCATAGACTTTTGTGCGCCGCCTGTTTTAGCAGGAGTGGCTGTTTGTGCGGCAGGTACCGCGGCAGGTGCTGTGTAAGGAATACTCATCTTACTGAATACACTATCAACAACTTGTTTTGGAACACCCCATTCGGTGGTCAACAACTGATACAATCGGTCACTGTCGTATGGCTCACCGGCACGATTCCACATGTTGTTGAGTTTGTCAGCTGTGACTTTGGTAATAACATTATGTCCAACATTGCTGACATAGCCGCCAACTTTGTCAACACCTCTGCCAATGGTATCTAAAGTTTTTCCAAACCAACCTTGTGGTTTGCCTTGCCCGGCAGTGGCACTGGCTGGTGCGCCGGCTGCTGTGGGATGACCGTAGTCGGTAGTGGGTGCGCCAATATATTCTTTCAAGTATGCACGGCGACAACGACCAATGTTTTCAAATACAGTACGCACACCCTTGGTTGTTAAATGTACGCTTTGGTGACCCTTGCGATTAACACTTTCATTCAATGCCCAGTTTAATACTGTTAGTTTCTGGTCAATCAATTGTTCAGCCGGAATAATTTTGAACTTGATGGATTCTTGAACTGCAGGCAACGTTGGCTTGGCCATGATTTGCAGTTGGTTGCCGTCGGCATCTATATAGATATTGGGATTACGCTTCATGAAGTCTGCTTTCCAACTATTATATGCGGCTGTTTGTTTGGCAAGTTCGTCGGCAGGTAAATTAGGATTCGGCGGCACAAAATTTCCAGTATCAGTGACAGGAATACCGAATTCTAGTTTTTGCCCCTGACTGTCGGTGCTCATCGGACCTGTTAGGCTGTAATCAATTGGTGCACCATCTGGAGTTGTCAATGTTGGCACAGTGTCACCAGGACCTGGTTCAACTGCTGGTGCAGTGGGTTTAGTGGGGCCGTCCCAATCTTGCCACACATTCTTCACTGGTTCACCGCTGGCTGCAGGCATGTTAATTTCTTGACCAACAAAAATTTTGTCTGGATCTGTGATCTGAGGATTGGCATTCCATAATTGTTTTGCAGTGAGTCCATTATCCTGTGCAATTTTTCCAAGTCCTTTGACGTCATCAGCAGTCACAGTATATGTGCTACCGCCTGTGTCTGCGCCTGCAGCCAGTTGACTGTAATCAGCTGGCACAGTACCTGGCTCGGCTGTTTGCATGATGGCCTGGTTGAGTTGATCCAATGTGACATCACCATCAAATCCATATGCTTTGGCCTGAGCGGCCGCTTTTGCAGCTTCTTCTGGACTTAGTGCTTCGACACCAGGTCCCACAATATTAGGGTCACCATCGGCTGTAAGACCGCTAACTTGGTCCGGCGGCAGATCCAATCCGTTGATGTTGTTGGCCGGACCACCGGGGAGATCTGTATCGTTCCAATCGCCCAAGGCTGCATTGTTGGCAGCAATCTCACTGGCACTTGGCATTCCGTAATATGCGTCTGACGCCATGTTGGCCAATTGGCCAGCACCTTGTATTCCACCACTGACCAAGGCAGCTGTCGCGGCATCGCCTACAATATCAACAATTTCTTTATCTTTGAGTGCAGAGTCTATTGCAGCCAGGCCAGCGGCCACGCCTGCTCCGCCTAGGCCGCCAGTTAATAAGCCTGCGGCGGAGATTATTGCCCATTTGGCAAGTCCAGTGGCTCTTGGATATTTTTTAGCCGCATCACGATATTTGTAAATGGCTCGGGTAATGGCATTTGCTTCACCTGAATCGCCACCCACTTTGCCCAGTGCTGTCATGGCTCTGTTGTATTCTGCGTCAACCGCCTGATATGTGGGACGTTCTTTGACCCATTTTCTTGCACCGGCCAACATGTTTTGTACACTGCCAATTGCTTGAGTTGTGGCATCTTTGGCTTTGCCTAGACCTGTGCGGTTGCCGCCTGCGGCAGTGGCACCTTGTTCTACATCTTTGAATAGTTGTAGAACTTGATCTTTGGTTAGATTTTTTTCAACCAATAAACGGGCAAATGCATAACCATTTCTAAAGGTTGTTTCTTCCATTAACCTAAGTTGGTTATTGCGATTGCCTTCTGATATAGGCTTCGAGTTTTTTCCAAAGTATAATTCTAGTGCTTCACTTAGGCTCTTATGCCCTGAGGCTTTTGCAGCCGCTTCACGCTTCTTACGGAAGATTTCACGGAAGTGATCGTCATCCTCTTCTGGACTATAAGGATAAGGATTGTGTTCACCGCTGGGTCGTTTGCGTGGTGAGTCACCTGGACGGTCATAGTCCTTGCCTGGCAAGTCGTAAGGGCCACCTTCTTTGAGGGGCTTGGGTGTGAATAATTGGTCTATTATCATATTATCGTTCTTCTATGTAATCTTGAGACAAGTCCTGTTTCTGTCTGCGCTTTTGAAACAGTTTCACTGCCATGTCAGCATGGTCAATGCGGGGAAATCTTGTGGGCAACTTACGCTCACCGTTGCGTACTTCATAACCGTTGTTATCATCACCCCAGCACTCTAGGCATGTGCCGTCTTCTAGGGTGTATGTTCTTGCTGGTGATTCACTCACCGCTGACATTGGAGCAGCCGGTGCTGCCACTGAGGCCGCTATATGATCTTCAACGCCGTGTGCTACTTCTGTGTCAGCAGGATCGCCAATGGGTTGTACATCCTGATCCCAGGTGGCATTTTCATCAACTTCTTCGTCATCATAGTTATTAAATTCTTCTTCACTGTCAGCGGCATCTTCTTCGTCTTGCTCGTCCACTTCCTTATCATCACCTATGTCAAGATCATGTTTGGCTTTGTTTACTAGATGAGTATCAAGTTTGTTTTCTTTTTCTAATTTTTCAAGGTAATCACGAAACTGTCCCTTCACACGACTGACCATGTCTTCTTCAACTTCTTGCATGGCTTCTTCAAGACTGGGCTTGCGAGGTTCTACTGAGTCACCAACCATGTAACCATCCATAGGATGTTTCTGATAGGGCTTCTTTGTGAGTGTGGTTGAGATATTGTTTGGTTTGAACAAGGCCGGCAATTGCGGCACACCTTGCTGTTGTTTGTTCAAGCCGTGCCGGACTGAGACTGGGGTAGTTTTACCCTCAATCAAGGCCAGGCGTTGGATTATACCATAGATTGGGTCTGTCATGCTCGATCGTCTTTCAAGAAACTTCTCAGCATCCAGCCATGCTTTTGTTGAGCATCAATGCGTTCTGCTATAAAATTTGCAATGCCTTGCTGATTTTCTTGTTCAGCCGTGGCAAATGTTTCGTTCAGTAGATCCAGCAGTTGGCTGTTGTTGGCCAACAATTCTTCGATCATGAGACGGGCACGTGGGATCTTTGTTTGTCCTTTGATGATGGTAAGTTCACTAAAGCGTTCGTAACTGCCAGGTGCATAATCACCTAGTGCTCTAATGTATTCTGCTGTTTTGTCTATACTGTTGTTATAGACTTCTTCGTATAGGTTACCAAAAAACTCGTGCAGTTGTGCAAAGTCAGGGCCTTCCACATTCCAATGAAACAACTGGGCCTTGAGACTGAAAGCATACTCAGTTGCTAATAGAATTTTTAAACTGTCCGCGAGCATTTTTATTCCTTTTGTATTCCTTGGGCGTGTTTGGTGTGGGATCCGAACTCGTTACATATTTACCTGTCAGCATGCTTCCGCCATTTCTTGCAATCATGCCCAAGGGAGCGGCACTAGGAGCCATTCCGCCTGCGCAACTGGCGCCTGCAGACGCGGTTTCCATTATTTCATGCATTTTCATGACAGGATTCCTGGATAGTTATACAGCCGGTTGAATCCACACTAGCAGGACCCAGTGTGATTCTATAGTTGTTTACTGTTAGTTTGGCATTTTCAGCATCAACCAACTCATAGCGTATTTGATATTGACCGGGCTCGGCTAGTATCTGTAGTTGTTCTTCTAGATAGTTTTCAGTCCAGATCCATGTGCGTTCAGCAAACAATTCGTCGTTGACATAGCATCTATATCGTGGGGGGTTGTCAGACCAGTTGCAGTTGACATCAGTCTGGGCTAATACAAATTCAGTTCGCATTTAATATTTATCAAAATAGACTACTATAAATATTTGTATGCTTAAACTGTCAGAAATACGCTGTGTACATGTGGAATTAACCACACGGTGCAATGCACGTTGTCCCATGTGTATGCGAAACTACAGGGGAATGGATTATAACTCAGGGTATCCTGACACTGAATTGACCCTGACTCAGTTTCAACACATTGTCGGTCCAGTGATCCATCAGTTGACCCATGCCAATTTCAATGGCAATTTAGGAGATTTTGCATCAGCACAAGACGCACTAGAGATAGTTGAGTATCTTGTGGCCCACAATATTATAATAAACATCAACACCAATGGCAGTTTACGCAACAATGATTGGTGGCGGAGGTTGGCCAGGCCCGGAGTCACAATAGGGTTTGCACTAGACGGACTGGCAGATACTCATGCGTTGTACAGGCAAGACACTGACTGGAATAGAATCATTGCCCATGCACAGGCATTTATTGCCGCCGGCGGCCGTGCCAAATGGCGTTTTGTTCCGTTTGATCATAACCGGCATCAAGAAGCACAATGCCGGCAACTGGCAAAAGACATGGGATTTGCTGAGTTTGAAAACATTTACGATGGACGGGATTCAGGACCGGTATTCTCAAGAACAGGAGAATACAGTCATAGGATTGGCACAGACTCCGGACCTGCTGACCATATACCGCAGATCAAAGATTTAGTACAGAGCCATATCACATGGTTTGATCAACGTACTGTGCAGTCTCACAAAGATGTTGCTGATTTAAAATTGCGGTGCCAACACAAGATCAAACAAGAAATCTACATAGCCGCAGATGGCAGTGTGTATCCTTGTTGTTATCTGGGATTCTATCCCGAGACCATGCATCATCCAGGTAATTCACAAACAAAACAATTGGTTAGAGAAAACAACGCACTTGAATATGATTTGGCACATTGTTTAGACTGGTTTGACTCTGTAGAACAAACCTGGGCCCGCAACAGTATTGCTGATGGCAGACTGTATCAATGTGTCAACAGTTGTTCGATCAATTAAAAATATACTAAAAAAGGAAAATATGACCAGCGCAAAAATTTTATATCTAGCAAGATATCGTGTGCCGCATGCTATCATGAGCCTGCAACCAGAATTTACCCGACATCTCATTGGCGTGGATAGAACCTGCATTGCCAGCCCTGTGCCACAAGAAGAACTTTGGCCCATATTTGAAAAATACGGCATTGACACTACAAAATTTGACTATGCCCCAGATTCCGAAATCTACAGACTGTATCCAGAAGTCAACAACTGGGTGTTTGACGGGGACTACAGAACATACTGGTTGCGTCAACAGGCCATCAAGTTTGCATTCTTAGATTATCTTGATTACGATCTCATGATCATGCACGACTGCGATTGTTTGTTGATCAAGGATTATGAACCTTTCAAGGACGGCAAGTTAAACTTCATGGTATTAGAAAATGAACGTCACAGTTGGGGTTACTATGAGAGTATTAAAAATGCTCTGGGATTTGAACGCATGACTCCGCATTGTTTTATTTCAGAATTTGTGCCTGTACTGAAAAAAGACTTCAACGACCTGGTGAAATTTCTTGAAGACAAACACAAGAAAAAATGGTTAGATGCCATGATTGACTCATGCCCACCTGAGCCCACGGTACCACCTTGGGGCAACGGAGAACTCATACGCTGGTTCAGTGAATATGAATTTATCGGCAACTGGGCCATGAGTCGTCAAGACATCACAATGGAATTTCAACGCAGATATCATTATGATGATATGGAAAAGATAGGTAACTTTAACACCAATTACCATACTGCGGTATGTGATGCGGTACCGGATCTAAGCAGAAGTTTGCAATTTGACTGGGATAAGAAAGAAATTGTCAACTTTGATTATTACATGAACAAGATTCGAGAAAGACTAGCAACACCTTGCACAGAAGAATTTGTGCCTCTTAACCGCAACGACCAATCTTGGCTTAGCAGAACCAGCGACTAACTTAATCTATGTTGGAAGAACTTAAGATTTATTCACCTGGATACCAAGCAATCAACTGGGGGTTTGATTATCCCCAGGTGGTCGATCTAGACACAGCATTGACACAACCCACAAGCATTGCAGTTCTTCCTGTTTACTATGACAACCCAAAAGACTTTGCCTACAAACCTGAATTTGACGGATTGGACTTGACACAGTTTGATTTGGTGTTGTTTACTGATATTGAATTTCGTAGGCAAACAGATTTGATCAACTGGATAGAAACCACTGGTGCAAAAAATTGGTTGCTGACTGTGGGAGGATTGTACTCGGATGAAACACTGGATTCCAGAGTCATTTATAGGCCAGCCTGGATGTTTACATTTTTACAATGGAATCCACCACGTGACGAATTTCCGATGGAGAGACCGTTTCTGTGGGAATGCCTACTGGGAGCAAGGCGAGATCATAGAGATTTTACAATGTTGAGTTTTCAGCAATCTGGGCTGCTGAATAAGAGTATTGTGAACTATAGAAATATTTTTATGGGATCTATGGATCATAAAGTTTGTGTAGATGTACAACAAAAATTTCCCGGCGTCGAATTACAATATCCTTATGTGAGTCCAAACTTGGATTCTGCATGGGAAGTACGCGGGGGCAAACTTGACAACACCATATCATCAGATGTGCCTTGGGAAATCTGGAACCGCTGTTATTACAGCATCATTATCGAAACGCTGGGCGACGGCAATTGTTTTTTGGCAGCAGAAAAAATAGGCAAGTGTGTGCTGGCTCGCAGACTGTTTGTGCATTTTGGTGTGAGCGGGTGGTTGGCCAATCTGCGCACACTGGGATTTGAAACTTTTGGCAGTGTGCTAGATGAAAGTTATGATTCAATTCCCTATAGAGTTCAACGCTGGTCGCAGGCATTTGAACAAGTAAAAGCATTGAGCAAACAAAATCCGCAACACGTATTGCAAAAAATTCGCCCGATCCTAGATCACAATCACAATCGATTGTTTGAATTACGGCAAGAAAAGTTTGATGCCATGCGGGTCATGATCGAATCTCAGTTGAAATGAGCAAGCCAGTGCTGATAGAAGTTTTCAGCAATAATTTCTTGTCCGGTAGGACTTGAATGATATCCTGGATCATCGCCTCGAAAAGGATTGTTTCCACAGATGGCCTGCGGTGATTGAGCAGAGTCTAGATTGATATAGTGATCAGGAATCAAGGCAGGAAATGCTTGACGCCATTGTGTTTGATCGTTGGGATCAAAAGGCCACAACAAGTTGGGTAACACCAAGAACTTGATATCGTCCAGGAACATGGTTATTATACCTTCACGTATGATCCATTCATCACATTGTTTTTTCCATGCATTGTCGTAAATCGAATCAATCCAGTACCGCACACCTGTCTGTGCTTGTCGAGTAATCTTGCCCATGCGATAAGGATGCTCAAAATTTTCTGCTAGAGTAAAGATAGTTTCGCAGATCATGTTTGACTGTTCTTGACCGTAGTTCACATTGCGTATGCCATCGTCTCTGCAATAGCCATTGCCTAATTTTCTATTTTGTAAATGTCGTTCTAGTGGAGGGTTCTCTCCTGAACTGGGTGCTTGACTCCAATCGTAGGGAACAGAGTCGGCGGGAATTTCCATTCGATCCCAGAAGGTGGGACCTATCACAGCAAAGTCTGGACGTTGTCTACGTATCTCGTCCATTTGAATTCGAATACCACCGTTCGAACAACCTTGTCTAGCAAGATTAACCAATTCCCACCCACCAAGTTTTTGTGCTAAACACTCACTCCAACTGGTTCCTGGAAGAGTTTGTGATACTGCGCTAAAACTACAGCCTGCTACCATTAATTTCATTTGTTCACCTCTGTGTAATTATTCCTGTGCATGCCATCAGGAAAGAAAGTTTTTATCACGTCTCTGTGTTGCGGCAACTCTCCGAGATCATACGTGCCCGGGGGTATGGTATAAGTTACGGTGCCACTATTTGTATCCGCAAACGTAACCAAGTTGGGATGGTCACAAGCACAATCATGCACAAACACATGATGCAAATGACCATATTCGCCATTTTGATTGTGTGTTAGCACTAGATCATAAGGCGTGATTATGTTGCCAATTTCTCTACATGCTTGTTCTTGGTTGAAACTAATTTGTTTATTTTCAATATCTCGATAGTCATCTGTGTAGCCCAAGAATACACAAGCAATACCTCGCTTGCGCCAAAAATCTTGAAGTTCACGGCCACGTGGATCCCACTCACAATAAGTTAGATAACAAATGGTCCAGTCCATTTCCGGATGGTTGTGTATATAACTATATCCAAATATCACACAGTCGTCGGGGTGTGCCACAAGACATAACGCTTTCATAGTAAATCCTTTGACTTTAAAAAATCCCAATACTGTTGCTGTTGTTGGTCGGTCAGTTGACTCCAGGCTTTTCTATGCACCCCTACCGCTGTGGCATTTCTCATGTGACTGTGTTTTCTATCCCATGCTGCCACTTCACTGTGACACACGTTGCAAGAGAAAATTACGGAGATGTCAGTATCATACAAACTGTGTGTTAGATTTTTGTATTGTAGATAGCCTGAATATAACATAAACTCGGTAAGCATTCCTTGTGCTTGAAACCACTCAGCAAAATCTTCATTGGTCATGCGTTGCACATCTTGAATCAAAGCACGGGCTTGAGCATTGTTTATAACAAATGGCACACCACCGGGCCCAAGTTGCTGTTGCATGTCAATATCGAACAGTTGATTTATAATTTGTCGACTGGGTTCAAACACCGGATAGATACCTAACTCACCCACTTGCGGACGGCCTTGGGAATCAAAAATATCAATTTGTTTTGTCAGCAAAGTTTTTGCATCCAGCACCATGGTCCAGGTATTAGATCCTTGAGCACTGCCCAAAATCTTCAATACCTGTTGGCTGACCCAACCGTTGTCACACCATGTGGATCCAAACTGACTTCTGGGTATGATTTCAACTTGATCGGCTAATTTGCCCCACCAAGAAGGATCCACAACGGAGTCGTCATTTAATATAACACGTATGACACCAACATCATATCCGTATCGTTCTATGCTACGTGCTTGTACTTTTAGTATATCAAGTTCATCACGAAATACCACTGTGCAGATATCTATCATGCACTTATATATCAGGCGATTTGTACCACGTTGGTAATTACTGAGTCTTTGCCGTACTGTGTCATCAACAGTTGACGAGCCATTTGTGGATTTTTGGCAAAGATGGCCACGTCCATTGAGTTGGTGTATAACTCGTTTTTGACTTTGACTCGGGCTTGGTAAACATGAAATCCAGGTATGACTGCTTCCTGTAGATTGTATTGTGAGCCCTGTGGCTTGTTTCCGTATGGTATCATAAATTTAGTCAGCAGATTTGTTTTTGTCTTTTTCGGTAATTGGCCCGCCAGTGACCCAGGCCTTGCATGACCGTGAGCCTGCACATTTGAAGTGCAGGAAATTACAATAGCCAAGATCGGCCAAGTTAATACTGGCATTGGCATCTACGCCAGTCTCGTCTCCTTGGATACCATTGCTCATGCATTCTCGCATGCTGTCACTCACATCAAATGCCGCACAGTTGCCACACTGCATGGTACGAGCAGTGGCCACGCTGACCCGGAATATCTTTGCACTCGTGCTCCAGTAATCTTCAGCACGTTCAGGATTGGCAGGACCGTAGTGATAGTCATCTATGGCCTTTTGCCGATTCTTTAGATTGAGGTCTATGTCGTGTGTTGCTGTGGGACAACCTTTCGAAATAGCTTCCAGTAAGTTTATGTAGTTTCTCATTTTTTCTTTCCTGATTTCATGTTGGCACACCAGTGGTACATTTTGGCACGTTCGCCTGATGCCTTATTGGCCCGAGCACGTAGATCAGTTACACTTCCGTCGCAACTGGCACCTGAACGTTTCACACGCCCAGGGCGACTTTTGCCTTTGACTCGGCCATCTGCAAAGTTTTCTGCCACATCTTGTTTTAATGATTGTTTTAGGTATTGTTCACCTTCACCGGTTACATACCAATATCCATCGTCATCTACAATATAACCGTTACTACTCAAACTATCTAATACATTATCATACTCTGAGGTTCTTGATTCATCTTCTTGGAAATCTAATCCCAATTGTGTTGCGGTATAGATAGCATGTAAAACTAATAATTTACCTAATCCTTTGCCTTTGAATTCTGGATAAACCTCGGCTATGC